GCACTTCCGCTGCACTACGCTGCGGTTGCACCATTGAGAAGTTACCCGGCGTGATCACCGTGCCGCCGCCAGTGGGGCCAGCAAACGAACTCAAAGCACCGGCTTCAAGTTGGCGCTCGCGATTCAAACGATCGAGATCAGAGATCTGTTGCGCAGTCTGCGCGCTTGGAGCAAATGGCGCGTTCGGGTCGATCCCTGCCGGAACATTACCGCCAAAGATGTCTTTCATCGTGAGGCCAGTCGATACCGCAGGCGCAGCAATCGTGGTCGGCAACGACGTGACCGGGTTGTATTCTTGGGACGGACCCGAAGTTTCAACCGGCGGCGTGTACGGGCTTGACTCCAAACCACCTTGAGTGGTCGGCAACGGAGTGACCGGGTTGTATTCCTGAGACGGCCCAGCAGTCTCCATCGGCGGCGTGTAAGGACTCGCTTCTAAAGCACCCGTTGGCTCAGACGATTGGCTTTGAAGCCACGACCGATACTCTGCGTCGCTGATTTCGCCACGCTCATAGAGCTCTTGCATCAACGGCTTTTCTGTACCGCCTGCACCAGCCAAACCCGGCCCGTCAATGCTTGCTAAGCCACCATCATCAAAACCGCGAACGGTCCTGACCGGATCAGGAATGACACCATAAGTGTAGTAGCTGCCCATAACTCACCTAGTTCAAAGTCTGATAAAAGCGGTAAGCCCAGTCTTCCCACTTGTCGAATTCATACGGCGACGGCGGGTTTTGTTGCGAGATGCCATTGATACCAATGATGCCTGCGCCCCAATCCTGCCACTCGTCTTCGTTCATCAACCGCCCAATCGGCGCGTAGTTGTTCAAATCAAATACAAGCGTGTCCGCCCAATAAATCAAATCCATGCCACGCGGATCCACTAACTTGCGACTCACGTTGCCACCTCGCCAAGCACGGTGCCGGTTGCGTGTTCAATGTGGCCAATCACTTGACCCATTTGATAATCGCCGTTCAGCGTGTTGCTTTCAAAACGGAATCTGAGCTCGCGACGGATCTCGCGGAAGTACACCAGCTGCTGTTGCGGCGTACTCGGCTTTTCGTAAATCGTTTGTGGGTCGCTTGTGATTTCTGCTGCTTTAGCGTTTGCACGCCCCGTGATCTGCACGGTCATGTCGCCCGATTGCACAAAGTCCGGTTCAATGTATTCGACGCGAATGCCCATGTTGATCGGTTGTTCCGAAGCAATCAGTGACATGTCGGCCGTTTCAAACCACGACGCAATCGGTCGAATGTTGATGCCGTTGATCTCGTTGCGGCCGTATTCGTGTTGCCACGTTGTAAAGCCAGCGGGGTCCGAGATGATGCGGTTTTCGCTGTTTTGCGTGATGCGATAATTTGCGTCTTCAGTAATACGATAGCCGGTCACTTCGGTATCTACGGTGCCGATCATGATGGGCGACTTAAACACTTGCGCATACTGACCCGCAGAGCGCCCACCGTTCGGCAGTTCCGTGTCGTACCACGTTCCCTCGCGCACATTAAAGATCACAGCGTGCGTACATTCCGGCGCGTTGCCACGCGGATAGCACCACCAAATCTCGCCCCAGCGCGGGATCTTGACCGCAAAGACTTTTTGACGCTGCGCAAAGTTGAGCCCGTCAAAGAACCAGTTCAGGTTCAGCGAGTTCGGCACTTCTTTTACGACGCCGTTGAACATTAAGAAGCGGTCCACGCCCGCCCAGAAGTAGATGCCGTCGTATTCAATGACGCTCTGGCTGGACAGAATCGAGGACTGCGATGAGATCGTGTCAAACTGGAAGACCGGATCGCCGCCCACATACGACACGCGAAGCACCGAATCAAGAGACCAGAAAAGACCCGCAGGCGCATTACCGGCACCGGCACGCAACGGCAGACCCTTTACAATCTTTTGTCCTGTGACATACGCAGAGCCAGAATCACCCCCCGTAAAGTCAGCCGCATAGCCCGCGCGACTCCACTGTACGAAGCCATTAGAGCCATAGGCAAAGACATACGGATACAACGACACCACGCCGCCCGAGACCGTCACGCCCGGAACTTCAGCAAGCGGACCAGTGCCATTGTCTGCGCCGTAGTAAAGCGCGCCCGGATCATCGCTCGAAATGTCGTTTAGGTTTGAGCCGTAGTGCGCCAGCAGCACCGTTTGATCCAGCGGCGTGTCAAAGGCCACATCAAACTGCCAAAGCGCATTGGCGTCGTAAACATAATTAGCGGGCGTGCGATCGTAGACCGGGCTGCTGTAGCCCTGTTGCGTCAGCGTAAAGCCGCCGACACCGTAGTTGCCGCCCACAGTGGCGTGTACAAAATTGTCGTGGTTGTGAATGTGCATCCCACGCGCGATGCTCGGAATCAAATTATTGAGCGCACGATAGCCGCCCATCTTTCTCGGCAGGCCACGCTGAAACCGACACCACTGGCCATCCACATAAAAGTTGCCATCAAATTTAGTTCCGTCCCGCTTAATGCCGGGTTCGGACTTAATGACAATCGGCTTCAACGGCATCAGAACGTACCGCCCGCAATCGGGTCAAGACCGAGCGCAACCTGAGCCGCTGTCGTACTAGCCGCCGTAAAGACAGCATTACCAACAGTCGTTGCGCCTAAGGCAATTCTGCCATCCGCTGCACTCGGCGCAGTAAACACGGCATCGCCAACCGCAGTCGCACCCAAGTTTGAACGCGCATTAGAAGTCGTCGTCGCGCCCGTACCGCCCTGCGCAATTTGCACCGGGATCGAAATCGTCGAAGTGTCCGCATCCACCACATCGGACCCATCGCAATACAAGATCGCTCGCGCGCCCGCTTGCACGGTGACTGGAGAACCTTGCGTTGCTGTCTTAACGCCGAAGATGTACGAGCCAGTGGTTGAGTTCGTCACCCAATACTGCTGCACCGTCGGCGGAACAATGATGTACCGATTGCCGGTCAACGTGCCGGTAAAGATGTACACCGTGCGATTAAGTTCGTTGGCAGAAAGCGTGTAATCACCGCTGCCCGAAACGTCAATCGACAACAAGCTAAAGGCGTATTCCGAAGCGCGCCCGAAGCCAATCGTCCAGAACTCAACGCCGTTCGTAATAACAATCGCACTGTCGCCCGGAGAGAGGGTCAACGTGGCTTGGCTGTTGATCGTTTGAGAGCTGCTCGGGTCAATCACAAGATCGCCAGAGCCACTGTTGCGCACTTGCACAAACCAATCCGCGCCCAAGGTTTGCGCAGAAGTTAGAGCAAAAGTGCCCGCTCCACCCATCCACACAAACGCCTTAGAGCGATCACTCACGCCAGCGGTGTAGTTATTGCTAAAGGTTGCAACTTCAATGGATTGGTTGAGCGTCGAAATGATCGCTTTAAGCCCAAGACCCGCCAAGGTTGTTGCGTTGGTTGACGATGCCGCTGCCCCATATTGGAACGAGCGCCAAGTGCCGCCAGCCGTAGCATTGTTCGTCAGATAAATCTGGAACGTCGTGCCCGATTGCGGCGCACAAATCTGCGTGCCCGTGTTCGTCTTGACCGTGAACGTGTGACTGCCGACGTTGTTAAAGAGAACGGTCTGACCGACACCCACTTGCGTGGCATCCGGCATCGTGATCACAAGGCTGGTGGCCGTTGGATTGATGTCCATGATCGACGCCGTAACGTCATCAGTCGGAGCCGTTTCAAGCGGCCAAACCAAAGCCTGATCAATGGTCAGCGATACGTACCGATACGAGACATCGCTCGGGTAGATATTGGTGCCGGAAAAAGTTTGCGTATAAGTCGTCACGTATTAGTCCTCCCGGCGGTTTACAGACCGATCGACGATCTTCTGTAGGTCTTCGCCGTTGATCGCCGCCAATGCGCGGTCGTAATAAGACTGCCAAAGCTGTACACGCTCGTCGTCCTTCACAAACGGCGTAGCCTCAACAAGGCTTGCGTACAGAAGGAGGTTCGGCGCAAATTCGGTCAACCAGTTGGTCTGGTTGGTGTCATCCAGCAACGGCGGAAGTTCGTAGTACAGAACCTCAAGCGGATAGTTCGCATCTGGCGTGGGAGCCAGAATCCAGTTGCTGTAGTTGTAGTCCGCGTAAAAAATCGGCGTGCCAGTCTCGGTTTCATTCGGCCAATAGGACCGGACGTATTCGTAAGACCGCGTGAAGATCGGGCTGTGGGTGTTGTTTCCGGTG